TTATCTTCTTGAACAGGATCATTAGGTGGGATCACGATATCGTCTGGTCTAATTATATTATACTCGTAATTATACATTTTGCAAGCCTCTATTGAAACTGAATCATCAACTTCAATAATACCCATTTCTGGATAATCTTCATCACATTCTAAAAGTTGTGCATATCTATCTGCATCGTCATACTCTTCAAATAATAAAAGAACTTTACCACCACCCTTTGTCGGAAGAGAGTAAGCTCCTTCATCTTCAAATCCTTTGACGGTAAGAACAAACATTATTCTACCTCACAAGCCTCCTTATAAACATCTTGAAGTATACTTATGACTCTAAATTTATCTAAGTCAACTTCAGATTCTTGTATATATCTATTTAACAAAGAGATAGTGTCTTCAGATTCTTCTGCCTCAAATTCCTCTCCTTCAGTAAAATCAAAGTTTTCTACAATTTTAAGTTCTGCTAGATTTGATGAATAAATTTTATCAATATACTTTTCAAATTGTTTTGGATCAGATTTCTTACGAACTATGACTTTAACAATTTTTTGATTTAAATATGATACATCCAACATCTGATGAGGTGTATCATCATAATATAAATTATGAAATAATTGATATGGATTATTAACTGGAGTATGAACTAAAGTATCTGTATCAAATAAATGAAATCCACGTTTACGATCATTGACATCGTTCCAATACATTTCATATGGATTACCTAAGTAAAATACGTTACCATCATTTGATCTCATATGATAGTGACCAGTGAAGACACGATCAAACTTATCAAACACATGACGATCCATTCCGTGTTCCATGTAATGACCACGAGTTGCCATAAAACCATTAAGTTCAAGGTGTCCCATCACACATGGAGAATCACTATTCTCTATAACATCTAAAGTTTTTTCTTTATTCTCAGAATTAATCCAAGGGACGAATAAAAATTTTGTCTTATCTATTGTGACTTCTTCTGCTTCAGAGTATACCTTAACATTTTTATATTCTCTAAGAAGTAAATTAACACCACTTAAATCATTTGTATTCTTATAATATGCAGTATGATTTCCAATAATTGTATGAACATCAATACCCAACTCTTGTAATCTATCAAAGTAATGATCTTTTGCCCATTCAAGTGCAGCAAAGTCTACACCCTTACGACTATCAAAAGTATCACCCATATCAACAATAGTTGTGATTCCCTCTTTGATTAGAGTTGGAAAGAATATATCTTCGTAGAATTTTAAAA